CAGTCTCTCTCATCATCGGGAGACCACTTGTGCTCAAACTTTGCTTTAGCAGAGAGTGAGTCTGTTAACTTAAACTTAGATCCAACTTCAGCAACCTTGAATCCTTCAGAGTCACCACTATCAGGAGAAGTGATACCACCACCTGCTTCAACATAGGATTTACCCAATCCAATATCAAAGGTGGTTCCGATTCGTGCTTGGTTTACTGCTTTACTGTATCCATCCTCGTCACCTTTAAATTCGGTCTTGGTGGATACGTATGGTCCTGCAAATGCTGGTGCGGATACACCAAGTGCGAGCAGGACAACTGCGAATGCTTTCATTAGTTTTTTTGAATAAACTGTAGTATCTATACATTATATCAATTTAATTTGATATGTCAACTAAGAGAAGGTTAAGGGAGGTTTATTATTCAATTATTATGTGAGGATATCATAAAAAAAAAGACCCCCTGCAAGAGGAGGTCTTGATTCATTCTGCATAAGAAAAGAAGAACTCATCCATCATTCTGTCAGCATTATCTTTACCAAAGATACTTGTCATATATCCTAAGATAGGATCAAGTTTCTTCATGTAAATATCAAAGTCTTTATAGAATGATGTGTCCTCACCAGTAGGTAGTGCTTCATCAACCATACTACGATAAGTTTGAAGGTACTCTGTGAACTCAGGTAAATATTTATCAACCTCATCAAAGTGACAGTACCTTACAAAAATATTCTCTGAAAAATGGTTGCCCATCTCAAAGAATCTGTAGTCTCTTTCTGCTTTAGGTAAATTGGGTAAAGAAAACAAAAACTTTTCAACTGGATGCTGGAAGTCAAATACAATGATAACTTTCTTTTGATGAAAACCCATGAGATCCATCCCGAAACAGGGAAGATAACTCCCTGTCTTAGGATAGATTACATTGTTATAGATATCACATTTTTTATTGTAGATATCTACACGTCTTGATTTTATAAAGTGTGGAGCAGTAAAGATGTCTGCTGTTAAATGCGTGTCACCTTTACCGTCCCACTCACACCACCGTGAATCAAATTTAAACTCAGGGAAAACATCATCAAGAACTTTTTTATAGTTGACCCAGAGGTCAACTGTATTAGTCATCTTGTGCTAGAGATGCAAAATATGATAGTGCATCATCATCTTCAACGACTGCTTCCTTCTTGACTGGACTAGCAGCACCTACCTTCTGTCTAAAAGATGAAGGAGCAACACTTGCTGATGGTGGTGCAGTGTTAGGAACCTCAAGTTCCTCACGATCAACACGTGCTGGAGCACGGTTAGGTGACCCTAGAACAAGGTTCAATCTTGCTTCGAGGTCTTCGTAGGACTTGAAGTTGTCCTTTGCTGTGAACGCTTCCAGAGAGTGCTCTGACTTCCATGTTGCTTCCAGTTCAGAATCATCTGCACTAAGAGCAGACACACTATCAAACTCACTGCTGTCATAATTCCAATATCCTGCGACCTTTTTGATCTTCAACTTGAAGTTAGCACCTTCCCAAAGATCAAAGACATTTACTGGTGTCTCATCTTGGAACTCAGGTTGCATTGCTGCAAGAACTTTGTCATGAATCTTCTTGCCATACTTGTACAAGAATACTTTACCCTCATTCTCAGGGTGCTTTGGATCCTTTACGACTTGGATGTTGCTGTAGTAAGATAGCTTACGCTTCTGCTTACGTGCAAGATCTTTATCCTCATCTGCTCCACTGTTCCAGAGTCTACGATTGACTTCACCTACTGGATCCTTCTCACCTAATGTTGTGAGACTGTTCTCAATATACCAACCACCTGTTCCTTGAAATGCATGTGAGTAAACCTTTGCCCAAGGTACTGTCTCACCATCTGGTGCTGGTAAAAATCTGATGACTGCATAACCGTTACCGCTTGCGTCAACTTCTGGTTTCCAAAACCTATCATCAGTGTTATTGTTTGATGATGATTTCTCTAGTTCCTTCTGAAGGAACGAAAAATTGCTACTTGATTTCTTCTTTAGATCTGCGAATGACATATTACTTTAGATTTGTTTGTATTTGGATTTTGTATAAACCATCTGCCCCACTCTTACGAGTTGCATCTTAGGTTTGGGGTGGGAGGTAGGAATAATGTGTACCTACAAACACAGGGCATTTCTACATAAGTAAATTTTTACTGCGTTGCATGAGTCCTGTCTGGTTGGACAGTTCTGTTGTTACCAACAGCGAGCACCACCTCTGACTCATCACCTTAACTAGACCATTGCCAGCAAGTTTGATTCAGTCACTCCCGTGACAGGGAGCTACCCCGTCATTTATATTTATAGCACGGTTAAGAACCTTTGTCAAGCTCTTCAACATGTTTTCTGTATGCTGTAACTTTCTTTAACAAATCATTGAACATGTTAAGTACATCCATGTTTGGATCTCCACCTAACAACAGTGCTGCTTGCTTCATGTTCTCCTTGATAGAGTCTGCCTCTGGATCATCCGTCAACTGGATGCGAGTATAAAAAATCTTTTGTTTCTCTATCAACTGAATCAATGCATCAAAATATTCCAACTGTTGTTCCTTCTTTAATAAAGGAAGGTTCATAGCAGATTTAAAACAGAACTCTTGGAGGACTGTCATCTCTTGGATTGTACCACGTACTAGTTCGGACTGAAAGAATTTACCCATTAGACTAATAGTAATTTTGCTCTTGATGTTTTCTTAATAAAGTTTAACTCCATCGCTTCATATTTAATCTTTTCTTTAAGTGGTTTTGATAGTAACTTAGGTACTGATTCCACTTCAATCTCATTCACTTCACAGAAATGTAGAACCGCATCAATATAATTCATTTCAGAATTATGAACTGCGATCTTCTCAACTTCCTGCGAGAACTTTGCAGGTGTCATAAATTTATCCTCTAGTAATTTTGATTTATCCATATTTGTCTTGGTACTCGCTTCTATATTGTATTAGTTTTAAGAGAAACTCTTTCTTAGGTGGAAGCACCTTGACTTGGGTCTCACCGTTTTCACATGCAACAATAGTCACGAGTTGTTTAACAGTTATACCATAAATCTCCTGTAAACAGCAAGCATATGCTGTCTCTTGGACATAATAATCGTAAAGATATTGTTCTCTCTTTGGTTCAGCAGCAGTCTTAAAGTCTATGATAGATAGTACTCCATCAAAATCAGCGATACAATCTACACGACCAGCTATTTCTAAATGATCTGAGTATAGTGCTGCTTCTTGTAAGAATATATTATTTATTCTATCTAGTACATGCTTACTATGCTGAAACATGACCACAGGGAGTGGAGATTCTTTGTATGAATCTATATCTAATCTATTATTAAAGTAGTCTTCAACAATAGAATGATACGTAGTACCTCTGGTAGTAGAACGTTTGCAAATAGCATCTGCTTTAGTACTACCAATCCTTGCCCTCCACTTAGCAATACCTGCTTTCTTGGCAGCGTTATTACTAATGACTGTAGTGATAGAAGGATAGTTATTTCCATATGGAGTGGAGTATAACCTCCTACCTTCTATCATCTTAGCTTCCATTTGGATGGGACTAATGCCATCCCTGTGTGTAAAGATCATAATCCTAACTGCATTTTACTAATGAGATAAGACTTGATCAATCCAGAACGAACGATATCATTCACTCCAAATTCTATCATACCAAACTCTTCCATGTTCTCAAGGATACGTTGGAAGTCTATGATACCATTCCTTTCTTTGTCTCTAGTTAAGTCTGTCTGATTTACATCACCACAAAACATAATCTTAGAGTCTTGACCAACACGAGTCATAATAGAATCTAATTCGTGGAAGTTAAGGTTCTGGCACTCATCCACTATGATAACAGAATTATCTAATGTTGTACCACGTAAGAAAGAAGTAGACCAAAATGATATAGTCTCTTGATGTTTAAGATTCTCATAAAGCATCTCGAATGATGCATCATCAGGCATCTCAAACATCGACTGAACCATATTCTTATATGGTATCTGATAAAGAGAAGACTTGTCTTCATGATCTCCTGGTAAGAAACCAATCTCTCTCGTTGCTACCAATGATCTAACAATATAAACTTTTTCAAATGGTGTGTGATCATTAAGAACATCTCTGAGTCCAAGATACAATGCCATGAATGTTTTACCTGTACCAGCACATCCATAAGCAAAGAGGTTCTTGTCTGCACCCCACTCTTTAAAGAACAACTCTTGATTCTCAGTCAAGGGTTGTATTTCTGTCATGTAAGAAGAATCAATGGGTTTCTTACGCCTCAACTGTCTCTTAGACATAGAACGAGGATCGGGTACTTTCTGTTTACGTCCTGACATTAACCTTGCCCCCAATCATATCCACGACGGTCGAATCCATTATCAACCTTTCCAACTCTACCAATAACATCTTTCCAACCTGGATGTGTCTTTGACATTTTATCACGCCAGTCACCCACTTCTGTAACCTCACCGCAAACACCTGCTTGCCAGTCTTTGTCCCAGTCAGGATTATCTTTACGCCACTGATCATATTCTTTCATAGTCATAGAGAGTTCTTGTTTCTCCTGAGTTTTTAAATTTATTACTGGGTATGTTGGCATATTAATTCCACTCCAATGCTTCAGATACTATAGGAAATTCTTGAATAAAAATAGACCTAACCATCTCTGCGATTTCCATGTGCTCTTTTTGAGTACCATGTGCAGAACGTAGGTCTATGTAATGTACCCAAGAACGTACACTACCAGTCATATATAACCGAGTCGGTGTTGCTAGTGGGAGAATAAATCTCGCACACTCCTTCGCAATACCACTAGCGAGGAGTTCATTGTAGAGATCCATCGCTTCAACAAAATGTTCTGCGATCTTCTCTTGGAGGTCTTGCTTCTTATTCTTTGGTACATCATCAGTACTATTCTGTCTATTCTTAGTGTCTTGATGTCTAAGATCAAACATAGGAATCTCATCTGCTAACAAATTAGTGTCAGCATATCTTTGTGAGAACTCTTGGAAGGTAAAACTTCTATGTCTTAGAATCTGTGCAGCAAGACCACGAGTAGTCTCAATCTCCACAGTCATGTGTGCTTGCTCAAAGACCGACCAGTGTTGATGCTTTATGCAATATCTCAGCAAACCAGCCACGTTTGGGTTGTCTTGATTCTTCGGGTTGCTGACTCTCGCCACGTAACCCATCGTCTCCTCCGCTTTGGGAGTCACCGATGTTAGTTTCACTCTTTGCATTATGTTTCTTCAGGGATTTGCGTATTAATTTTGCGTACCTTACATCCTCTTTAGTATACCATGTTGGGTGTTTTTTTGCAACCTTTATCAAGTTCTTCGCTGTCTTCCTTGTCTCTTTTCTCTGTCTCTCTTCCACCATAGGGATCTTCTACTTCATTAGGTATTTATATCAGTCTTTGAACACAAAAAAATCCTGGAAAAAATTTTCCAGGATTTATAGAAATCAAATTGTGATTTCAGTTCAGCTCTATGTAGTAACTAATTTCTTAGTAACTTTGATACCACGATACATTAGATCGTAGTTTCTTTTCTGAGCTTCTGCTTGTACCATTTGACGGTACGCTTCAGTGTCATAAGAGACACCTCTGTAAGTGACTTGTGCCATTTGATTTGCTCCTGTTGGAATTGGAAATTTACACCTTTAACTCTTGCGAGTGATCCGTGTTTCCGTTCCTTCAGTCAACTTGTGCGTCC